GCCCCGGTGGCGGCAGGCGCCGCCGCGGGGCTTTGCGTGTTACTGTCTCACTCCGTCAGACTCGATCACTGGATACCGAACAGGGTGTTCAGGTAGGTCTTCGCTGCTTCCAGAGTCTCGAACTCCTGGCTTTCCTTCCAGCTGTGGTCCTCGCATTCGAAGATCGAACCGCTGAAAGAGGTGTGATTGAACGTGGTGTTTTCCTGTTTCGTCTGCAGGCCGTCCTCGGGATTGCTGAACTGTGTCTTGTAATAAACGACGGTCTTATAGACGGTCCTGTTGTTGCGTCTGCTCTTTCCGATTGCGCCGGTGCCCAGGAAAGGCGGGACGTCTGCGGAATTGCAGATCATTTTCTTGGTGCTCTGATCATAGGTGTGTCCCAGAAGCCAGGACTCCAGTTCCAGCGTGTCCTCGTTGAGCTCCACGGACAGGGAACCGCCCGTCATACTTGTGTCGGTCTCAACAGCACGGTCATCGCCGTAGTCCTTCACGTCGGCGTTGGTCGGGCTTCCCGTGAATGAACTCGACGGGCCCCAGTACTTGCCGTTTGCGTAGGTTCTGCTGTACTCTCCGCCCGTATGGGATTCGGTCAGTTCGGCGGAGCACACATACTCCATACCAATTTTAGCCATAACTCTTTACCTCCTTATAAAATGGATGCGGGGCTTTTATATTCCCCTCGGGCGTGCCCCGCACCCGGGGGTTATGTTAAACGGAGTTAAACCTCCGCGTAACAGTCCTCTATTTCCGTTTCAAAAACGATATGCCTGTCTGTCTCAACGTCGGGTGTTTCTGTCGTATAGGGGAAGGAAAAACCCTCGTCGACAAGCGCTTTGCGGATACGGTTCTGTTTCTCCAGATAGTCATAATCGGCGGGCGTGATCCAGTGAATCTGCACATCTGACACGACCGCCCGCGCTCTGTCGTCCCCGTAGTCCGCGCCGTTAGTCGTGACAAACTCGAAATATACGTACTCGGACGCCGTGCCTTTGTACATTTTCGGAGAGCAGGGGATGGACAGACTTGTGAATATTCTCATGATCTTTGCGTTCAGTGTTTCCGCCATTCCGTGCCTCCTTTCTTACTGCTTGAACGCCTCTTTCAGCGTTCTTTCGAAAATGTCATGTACTCTCTGCTCTGCCAGTCGTTTCGCCTGCGCGCGAATATTGTGTGCCGGCATGTGTTTGCTCGGGACTCCGTATTCCATAAATGCGAATATCATGCCCATCCTGTTGCCGTTCTTATCCACGCCGACAGGACGTACTACTGAGTATGTCCCCCAGGCGTTCTTCTTCGCGGGCGTCGCCTGCAATGAGTTCACAAGTGCCACGCTTCCGCCCCTTACTGCGGATGCTGTCGCCTGTCTCATGGCTGATTCCACGACCGGCGTTGCTTCCCGAACGGCGCGGAGGCATGCTTCCGGGCAATTCGACATCGCCTGGAGCGTCATTTCCAGATTGTCAAATCCGATTGCTTCCGCTCTTGCCATTTCATACCCCCTGTCTCGCCATTCCCGTTCTGTCGGACGTCTCCGTCCACATTTCGATGTACTCGCCATTGTCTCCGTACGTGTTCACAAAAATGATGTTGTACTCTTTCCCTTTGTATCGGACGACCATATGCGGGATGATTTCCGTGCCGTTGTCACGGACTAAGAAACGTTGTTTCGCTTCCGAAATTTCGGACCCGCTCCTTAAGAGTTCCGTGCCTGATTTCGTGCTGAATTTGGCCCAGCACGTCCTGACAACAGTCGCCGTTTTTCCGACAGGGAAACCGTTCGCATTTCTGCTCTCCGTGTATCTGATGATCTGGATTTTCTTGTCCAGCTCTCCGGGGTTCACGTTCATACCGTCCACCCCCTCAAACCAGATTCACCGCGTGCATCGATAAAATGGCGTCTATGACTTTGTTGACGTTCCCGTTACTCGGCGTCATGGTCCTGTTGTCGTAGAAGTCTTGAATGAGTACCAGAACGGCGACAACAAAATCAGGATGCTCGTCTATTTCCTCGTCCGTGAGCCCCGTATAACTCCGTACATACGCCCGCGCGCTCTCCAGAAACGCGGGGAGGGCGGTGTCGGTCGCATCGTCCAAACGGAGATATTCGGCAATTTTTTGCGCCGTGATGTCACTGACCCTCATATGTTTCCGCCCTCCTTCCGCGGTTCCGTCTCATTTCTTCTTGCTTCTCTTTGCGGGTTTCGACTCTTCCGCCTCCGGGTTTTCCGCGGTTTCTACCGCCACGGTATCCGGAGAGCTGTCAGCGGTCTCCGGCTTCTCTTCCGGCTCTTCCTCCGGCTTAACATCCGCCACAGCGACTACGTACCCCGCCTGAATCAGGTCTTTCGCCTGCTCTTCCGTCACTTCCATTACCTGTCCGCGGGTGCCACAAAGGGCCCCGCAGAAACTCGTTTTAACTCTCACGACCATAACGGATTACCTCCGTCAGGCGGTCTTCATTGCCAGACGTGCCACGCCCTGTGCGTTCTCGATCTTGCTGTCGAATTCCGTCCAGCCCACAACCCCGACGGCGTGCTGGGTTGCAAAACGCTCGCGGAGTACCTGAATCTCGATGTTCTCGGAGAACTTCACGGCCACTGCTCCGAAATTGACGTATGCGATCGGAACGCTGTTGGCGGAAATATCCGGCATGCTGTCGGAGCAATAGACATCGTGACCCAGGAGAGTGTATCCCCATTTGGAGTTCAGGTCGCGGTTCAGAAGATAATCGCCGTCTTCGTTCTTGAGTTTGCGAATCGCGGTGCGCGTCTTCCTGTTCATAACCCAGACAGCCCCGCCCTGGAGTGCATCAGGAAGCTCTTCCTGAACGTCAATCAGGTTGTCGGCTGTAATAGCAGTGGTGCTTCCTGCGTTGATCGGAGTGTTCTTGGAGATGCCGTCCGCCTTGTTTTCGGTCCCGACCAGGACTTCCTTCTCGATGAACGCTGCCATGGCTTCCGCCATTTTCAAAGTTGCAAACTCAACGACGTCAAACTTCGTGTTGTTGATAAGGCTCTTGGAGATCTTAGCCAGCGCGCCTGCGAGGAAGCCCTTCAGCTCGATCGCCTGCATTTTGCCGGAATGGCTTTCCAGCTCTTCGAATTCGTTGGCATACGCTGCGTTGATGTACTGGGTGCCGTCTTCCTTCTCTTCGTAATACGGAATCTCCAGGTTTCCGGCGACGTTGTAGACGTCAGCCAGTGCCAGTACCGGGCAGATGTCCTTGATTTTGGAGATGATCTTGTCGGCGATTGTCGTCGGAACGACGGCGCCGGTGCTTCCTGCGACCAGGTTGCTTTCCGCACGGGTTTCACCCATGGCAACACCACGGATATACGCTTCAAAGGCCTTGCGCTCCTTCGTCTCGACGTCCTCCTGTGCCCTCTGCTCTGTCTCCGTCTGCTCCGGGTCCGGGGACATCATCGCGCGGGCGCGTTTCTCGGACTCGATTGTCGCGTCGACCTGTTTGATCTGCTTTTCGAGTTCATCGAAACGTGCGCTTTCCTCTTCGGTCATAGCCCTCTGTTCGGTGTCTGCGGTTACGAGCAGGCTGTTCATCTCGTCCACGAGACTTGCCCGCTTTTCGGTAAGTGCTTTAAACATATGCTTTACCTCACTTTCTCAGGCTCTCAAGCCTGCTCCTGTATGACGACAGATCATATTCGGGGGCGCCCGTCTCGTCGTTGTCGGCGCGCTCCTCCGTGCCTGCTCCGTCGCCGGTTTCTGTATTGGATAACGCAAGGGCGGTTTCTGTCTCCGTCCCGCGGTATTCCCGTCTTCCTTCTCCCCCGTCCGCTCTTACCTCGATACTGGATGAGCTGTAGTAGGGGATCATATCGATGATGATGGATATTTCCGAAATATCGAATTTCGTCACGTGCCTTATCGGAAGGGGTTCCGTGTCGGTCGCGGGCGTCACCTCGTCCTCGACATTGGACATATCGAAAGACCAGCCCTTCACGCGTCCGTCTTTGATCGCATCGATCAGATCTTCGTCGTCAATGTATGCGTCCGCGTATACCCCGACGGCGTCCTCATACAGGGAGAGCCCGGAAAGAGTAGTCGCATACACGCGGTCCGTGTTATGGTCTACCAGGAGTCTGATCACATCGGCGCGCGCGATTGCATCTGCAAAGACGCCCTGCCCGATTACCTCCCGGACAATTCCGGACGGTGTCTGCACGGGCCTGCTCTCTCTGCCCGGGACCGTGACATATCCCGAAATGTGCCAGCCATCCGCTCTCTGCTCGGCGGTCAACTTGATTTTCTCATGTGCCATTTTCTTCACCTCCTGTAGGTGTTGTCGGTGTCTGTGTTGCTGTCTCCGGATGTTCCAGATTTGTCGTGGTATTCATATTGGCGTTGTATATCGTGCCCGTCTCCGGGTCGTACAGGACGCTGTCAAGTCCCAGCCTCAGCCATCTGAACCCTATCGGCTCCAAACCTTCCTTCCGTCTCACATCGTCTATCTGAAGGAAATTGCTGTTCAGACCGACCTGATACGCTTCATACCTCGTTTTTATGTCGCCCCTCGTCAGCGCTTCCGTGTCAAATTTAAATTCATACCCTGCTCTTTTCTCCGTTTCCAGAAGCAGGTCGCGGTTCAATGAACATTCGATATCGGACAGAACCGCCATAATTGCTCTGTTGTATGCCTTGACGTCCTCACTTGACGGGTTCCCCGAGACCATCGTCTGCGGTATTCCGAAAATTTTGCAGGTCTCCTGTGAGTTGCTCCGCTTGTTCTCGTTCAACTGCATTTCAACTGACGTGGAGGAACTTTCCTTAAAAGTTATGCCCTCATTCAGGACCACAACGTTTTCATCGTCGGAATTGTAAAGCCTGTGGAAACCGGCTCTCAGCGCGTCCATTGCCTCTTTGGTTAAACGCTTCGGACTCTGAAGGAAGCCTTTTTTTGCCCCGCCTTTACTTGCAAGGCTCTGTTCATATTTAAGTTCCGAATACGCCACGGACAGCGGAAGTGAACTCGTCTCCGTAATCGGCGTGCTCTTCATGCCGTCTCTTGTTCTGCGCAGGAGCTTTAAGAACTGGAAGTTTTCGTATACCTTCCCCTGCACGGATATGCGGTAATCCCTGTTCAGAATGTCTTCGTTCCGAAGAATCTGTATGTTCTCGTCCGGGACATATACAAGGGCGGTTACCCGGTTCCCGCGCTTCCTTATAAACGCGTATCCTCCGCGCCCCAGGTAGTAGTCCTCCAGGAGCGCCCTCCACATCTGCGCGCTCGTCAGCGTGTCGCCCGTCTCGTCGTTCAGGAGCCTCACACGGTCGTCCGTGACTCTCTCCCGCCCCGTCTCCGTCTGCTTGTACAGATAAACGGGGAGACTGGAAATCGTTCCGCATATGAGCGACAGACACGCCTGCACGGCTGGGATCTGTTCTGCCTTTTCCCTCGTCATGATCGACGGGGAAAGCAGGGCAGACAGTAAAACGCTGTCCGCGGTCATCGTGGACTCGGACTGCGTGACTGCCGTCTCATCGGCTCTGTTTTCAATTTTCCGTCTTAAGAAAAGCCCCATCTTTGTGCCTCCGTGGAAAATCTATGTATCAAAAGAAATATGTGATTTCAGAAAGTATCTCTGTTAAAAATTTAACACTCCTGATCTTTTTATAACCCCCGACGGTATGGCGACCGACGGGGGTCTTCAAAAAAGGAGAAATTAGGATGAAAGAAAACCAGTCAGAGGTATCTCACCATCAAAGTTAATATGCATTTTCCAGACGCATTTCTGTTAAAAACCCCGCCGATTGTTTCAGCGGGGCTGTATGGAGGATAATAATATGCGCGGAAGAAACTCTCTCTTCCTGTTACTAATATGCATTTTCCAAGGGCATTTTTGTAAATAAAAAGTCCCCCGCTGTTGCCATTCAACGGGGGACCACAGAAAGGAGATGAATAAGAAAAAAGAAAAAACCGATTCTACAACCCTCATTACTAATATGCATTTTCCGGACCACTTTTTTACAAAACCTCATTCGAAAAAGCAGAAAAAAAACAGGGGCGTCTGCGTGTGCCCCTGCCTCTTAATCTTCGTATATGTTTCTCAGCCTGTAGTGGATCATCTCCAATTCAGTGTAACACCATGAGATCAGTTCCAGCTCCTCTTTCACTTCCGGCGGATATATTCTGCGCCGTGTGTATGAGCCGTCTCCGAGCTCCGTTACTTCAACCGGATAACCCTCTTCGGTTTTAAACATATACTCTGCCGACATGCATGCGGTCTTCATGATGTAAGGTCTGAAATCGATTTTCTTCCGTCCTTCCTTTATCGGCTCCCGGGTATCATAATGGTCAAGTATCGCCCGGATGTGTGCCCGGAAGATGTCGTAGAAGTCCCCGCTTCTATCGGCAATCTCTTTCATTACATCATGAAGCTCATCCTTCGGAGAAATGCCCGCGTCGTCAAGCTGTTTTTCATAATCTCCGATGAAAATATTGTTTTCGCGTCTCATCATGCTTCTCCTTTCTTTTCCCGGTTAATGGAAACAGGGGCGTCTGCGTGTGCCCCTGCCTCTTATACTTCGTCTGTTAATCCGCTCTGTGTACCGTATTCCTCCGCCAGCTGTATCGCGTATGCGATGAAGTCTTCATAAGGCTCTTCGTCCGCGCCTTCTGCGTAGAGCACATTCCGGAATCCTGTCTTCTCATCTACAAGATACGCCATGCGCATGTCGTCTTCCTCTCTCGCCTCTACGTGGAATCCCGCGTTTTCCATTCCCTTCGGTACCGTGATCACCGTTTTTGTCACCATGCTCCTTACCTCCTCTCCCATTCAATGTCTTCAAAACTTACCCCATACAGTCTGCACATTCTTTCCGCAATGTCCGCGGGCGGGGACATCTTCCCGCGCTCCCATCTCCAAATCGTCCCAGGGTCTACGCCCAGCTTTTTCGCGATCTCCGCTTTCCCGAAGCCCGCCTGTGCGCGCGCTGCGCGCAGGGAGAATTTCTGCATCATCTCACCTCCCTGTCGTATCTTCTATAAAATACGTCGAAATCGTCCTCTTCCAGGTCTGCACAGAATTCTTCGAATGTCCTGTATGCCCCCGCAAGCTCCCCGTATATCATTTTCTTTGTATCCTCACTCTCACGGTAAATCCAGGCTTCGTAGATGTGTTCCTTCCCGTTGTCCGTCATGTCGTACTTGTCCACCGCGTCCACCAGGAAATCTTCGTGTCCCGTCTCGTATGTAACAACGCTCTCTTCTTTTCTTATTTTCATTAGTATACCTCCTCATCATACATGTCGTAGTAATCTTCAAGATTAACCTCAACGAGTGAAATAAACTCCTCGTAACTCAGATCACAGGTCCCAAACATAAACTTCTTTGTCCCCATGCCCTTTCTGTAAAGCCATGCGCCGTACTCCATTCCCCACCTGGTTTTCTCAGCGCTGATTTCCACCAGAAAATCTTCGTGTCCCGTCTTGTAAATGTCGGCAAATATTCCCGCCTTTTTCATCCGTTCTCCTTCCTCTTCCCATACTCCGTTGAGTCCCGTCTTATCGCTCATGCTGTCCCTCCTTTACGATTCGTCCGCCATAATAATGGAGAGGTCGTCCGTTTTCAAAATCATGCCTTCCACGTAAGCCCGGAATTCCTCGTAGCTCACGTCATCCAGCCCGAAAATGTGCGTTTTTATCGCGCCCTCCCGCCTGTAAATCCATGCCTCGTACGTTGTCGCTCCGTCCTCCGGGCTGTATGAACGAACGATGTCTACCATGTAGTCGTCGCGTCCGGTCTCGTAAGTTTCCACAGTTATGTCTGCTCTTGTCATCTGCATTCTCCTTTCCGCGGGCTCTGTCGCCCGCTGTGAAATCAGCCATTCCACCTCTTTGTAGATATCCCTGTGCGGTCTCATGAGTGCCCTCCGGTATGAGCATCAGCTTGCCCTGAACATCTGTCTGCTCTCAATCAGCGCCCTCTCCGCCTCATCAGTCAGTGTGACACAAAATGCCATTGTCGGTCCCTTGCAGTAGTCCCTGCTGATATCGGTGATCTTCCAGCCTGCCCCTGTACGTACGACAGTGAAATGTGTGCTCTCAGGTCTTCCGAAGTACGAGCTCGGGAAAGTACGGGCGTTCATGTCAATGTCTGCCGTTACCCCCTTCATCCTGCTCGCGGGTACGCCCTCAAACCTCGCTTCAAGTATGCTCACGGCGTCCTCAATATCCCTCACGCCGATGCATCTTGCCGTCGCCCTCTGCTGGACCTCATCCAGTGCCTTGCGAATCTTATCGCGGTTCTCTTCCTTAATAATCGTGTTCATCTTCATGGTCATTTCTCCTTTCTTTTGTTGGTAGCAAGTATTTCTTTGTTCTTGACATAAGTATACTCTCATATTTGCGCTTGTCAACGCATTTTTGCGTTATTTTCTTTATTATCAGTATATTATTTGTGAAGAAATTCTTAATTGACCGTGAAAAAATAATCCAAAAACATGTTGTCAGCAAATCTGTCCTGTGTTATACTGAAATCCCAAAGAAAAGAAAAACGGAGGTTCGCACTTATGGCGACGGATATGCAGACAGATGATTATCACATCGAATATGTACGGGAACCAGGAATGACAGACCGACTCCTGTCTTATGAGCAGAAAATGGATGAGCTCTCCCCGAAAATGCAGGCGCGCCTTGTATGGTCGAAGCGCTTCCGCCGTGCTCTGAAAGCGCGCGGGATGTCTCAGCAGGCTCTCAGCGACGCCGTCGGAGTCCATCCGTCCCTGGTGTCGTCCTGGGCGAATGCGGTAAGTATGCCGAAAAAAGACGTCATGCAGAAACTCTCCGTTCTCTTTAAAGAGGATGTTTCCAAATGGACGGTCCCCGAAAAAAAAGAAGTCTGGACGGCCTCCGTTGTTACCGCCCAACCTCTTGTTCTTTCCGAAGAAGAGGAAGCGCTGATACGTCGCGTCAGACGGATGTCCGAGGAGGAACGGGACGCGCTGTATACTCTCCTTCACGTTTTAAAATGACAAAACTCCCATTGTTCATATGTGCTCTCCTTTCTAAAAAGAAGGCCCCGGCGAAAAGCCGGGGTTCTTCTTATATATAGGCGTTATTCTGTTTTTGCATGTGGGTTGCTGCCGAACCACTCCGCCACCTCTCTTTGTATCCGCGAATCAGTTATCCGGAGAGCAGAAGGCGCAGGGCTGTCTGACATCTGTCATTCCTTGCATGCAAGCGCCTGTTCCTCTTTCGCCCTCTTTATGCGTTCGCAGGCGACCTCGTAATAATGCGCGTCTTTCTCAATTCCGATAAACTGTCTGCCAGTATTCACGCAGGCGACGCCGGTACTTCCGCTTCCCATGCAGTTATCAAGAACAAGCTCCCCCGGATTCGTATATGTGCGGATGAGATATTCGAGAAGGGCGACGGGCTTCTGTGTCGGGTGAAGTTTTTCGCTGTCATGAGAGAACTTCTGCACATCTCTGGGATAACGGAAACCGTCGTTTACGGTCCTGTGGGGTCTGTCCCATTTCGTGTCGTAATTTGTACTGGCTCTTCCGCTCTTTGCGGTATACGGTCTTCCCCCGGTCATTTGCGGATTAAATATCATCGCATCTGTTTTATTCTTAACAAAACAGGCGGCGCTTTTTGAAAATATCAGAATGTTTTCATGAGCCTTTAACGGAGCAAAATTGCAGTTCATCCGCCCTGTTGCCAAAGGCTTCTCCCATATCCATTCGTATTTCAACATGGGAAGGTTGCTGTATCCAAGTACTTTATCGAAGGGGGTCTGTGCAAAAAGAGCGATACATCCGCGGTCTTTTATGATCCTTTTATACAGGGGCCAAAGGAGAGATAAATCTATCTTTGAGTCCCATCTGTTCTTTGTCGTTCCATACGGCAAGTCACACAGAACCATATCCACGGAATTATCCGGTATCTCCTTCATCTTTTCCAGGCAATCGCCCTGTATCAAGTTCATCATAACTAACCCCCTTTTCCGCATAAAAAAGAGGAGCCTGTTTTTCGGCTCCATCTTTAATATGTGTTTTGTAAGGGGGTTTTATTCAGGTCTGAATAACGAATCCTTCGTCCCCGTTCAGATCTTCCTGCTGTACAAGGTACGCACACATGATCATCGTTATAAGACCATCAATCTTGCCACGTGATCTCTTTTTTGAAACGTAACGAGTTAGATTAGTGTCGTACTGACACTGGGCGTTTTCGACGTTGATTTCAAGCATGCTGTTCTGCGTGTACCGAAACTCTTTATTTACCACTTTCTCGTAAAAGAACTTTGTCGGCGCCCCAAGAACAGAGCTGTGCTGTTTTATCTGAACAACGGCATATTTCTCCGCCAGTTTCTGTGCGGAAGAGATTCCGTTGTACCGGTCAAAACCGACGGAGACGACATGTACCCCGTATATGTCCTCGAGGTCCAGCATGTACTGTTCTACAACGGCGTAGTCTATCGTTGCGCTTCCGCACGCCGTGCAGGTTCCCTCTTTGATAAAATCTTCGTACCTGAGATGCTCCTCGCGGTTCTTCTGCTCAATCCGTCCTTCCGGAATAAAGGTATGTATCATGCCGTACAATATGCCGTCGTCGTCTTCCGTCATCATTCCGACCGCCACGTTGTCGTTCGACATCGCAAGGTCGAAGGATACGAAGACGTCCCTGCCAGTCCAGTCGATTTCTTCGACCTTACAGGCGCGGAAATCCTCAATCTGCAAATAACTCTCCGTTTTTCCGCCCGAATAAACGATGTTGCAGTGCTTTGTCAAAAAATTCTCCCGCTCTCTCGGGACCTCAATCGCGCGGGCGCGCTTTTTCAAAAGGTCTTCCCATATCTCCGCGGATACCAGGGACGCTGGATTTGCCTGCCTGAGTATCTCGTCATCCGTCATCCAGTTTTTCGTCTTATCCGGTTCATACAAAAGGGCGAACACGGTCTCGTCCTCTATAATCCCATCCAGCACTTTTTTCGCGTAGTCTACTTCATCTTCGAATACATTACTCTTGGTCGGGTATTTCGTGGATATTATGACCCCCAATTTGTTGCGGATATTCAACTGCCCGGACCCCATGGCGGTAATGGCATATTCGGAGGGCAACGCCCCGCACTCGTCCGCGATGAAGGCCTGGGGCAGTTTTCCGTCGAAACGGCTCGTCGTGTATGCCAGCGGGTGATACGAGCTTTCCAGCGGGGCAAAAGTGACGTAATCCCTCCTTATAATAAAGCGCTCCGCCTCTTTCCATTTATAAAGGGCTGGACTGCTCTTTATTGTCTCCGTAATCGCGTCATATACCTCTCTGGATAAAGATCCGTCCGGAGCGACGCTGTAGAATTTCGAAAAGCGCGGTTCCAATAACATCAAAAGAATGAACAGGGCGCCTGCGGTGTAGGTATTGTGCGTCGGGGTGAAGTGCCTCCCGGCTAAATACAAATGCGTCGGGTCATCTACCATAATGCACTTCGACGGCTCGGCGGGAATAGGTCTGATATCCACGATACTTTTCGCATTCATTCTCGAAGCCAGGCTTGTCTTTAAGCGACTGGTCTTCCTTTTCAGTTTAAACGGCGTATGATCCTTGTCTGCAAAAAACGAGATGAAATACACCTTTCCGACGGCTTTTCCGTCAAGCATCGCATCCCGCTTTTTTATACATGCCTTAAAACCGAGACCGTTGATTAACTCTAAGACATCATACGAAAGTCGTTCCGACTTCTGAATAAATGAGCACTGGCCGGCAAGACTTGCGCTGCCGTCTGTATCCATAAGCCCGCGAAGTAACTCCATACGTTGTTCTATGGAAGCGGTAAGATACTCGTGCGGGATATGTTTATTCTTAATTAAATCCAACGCCTGCAATCTGTGGATAAAGCGTTTTTCGTCAGAATGAGGTAAGTCAAACCCTCTGTCAACCGCTATATAAGAAGCTCTGCTTTTTGTTGTATGGTAAGTCAGCCTGTATCCGCATTCAGACAGATTACGTATCATTTCGTCCTTGTCTGTTTCTCCAACCGTGATGATCGTACTTACACTGCAACCATCTCCCAGCCAGACGCCAAGAAGATATGGATCAACAGGAAGTTCCTTCTCCGGATACTCAACCGCCCCATTCATCGGAACGCGGTATTTATATTCAACGCCCTTTCTGTCCTTCCTCGGACGGACAAAATCATGGGCCATGTCTTCCGTCGTCAGTTCATGCCATCCACCAGGCCTGTATCGCTTCCCCGTTCCTTTATGTATTGTCTTCGGTATACGCCGTACTGTGCTTACTCCGGCCTTCGTCTTTACGGTCCACACATGGTCGGAACTTGCCTTTATAACTTCACCGTCTTCAAATTCCACCTCATACATGGGTTTATTGAATATCTCAGACTCACCTATAACCCGAGTCGGGACCCCGCTTTGTGCAAAAACATAATCGCCGACTTTTATGTCTCCCATCGTCTTCCATCCATCAGGAGTAGGAATAGGCGTGTCTAAACTCAGGGCTTTGAAGTTCTTCCTGCATATTTCCAGAACCAGCCTTTCATATCTCCGTTTGTCCGGTTCCGTCCGTGATACCGTGCATAAAACGGCTATTATAGCCAGCCACTGATACCCGAGCATGCATTCGGAAAACGGCTGTCCAGCCTTAAGTCCTTTAGGCATGATCATCAGACTCAATATGGCCTGTATCTGTTTCACCTTCTTGTCTGATATGATCCATTTCTTATCTTTTCCGTCCGCTATCCGAAGGAACGCCCGCGCCTGCTTTTTCACGTATTTCGGAGCTTTTGTCGCGCGCCCCTGTGTGTCTCTCAGGCGGTCATGAACCACATCGGACGCGTATGTATAGGCGGGCGTTTCCCGGACAGCAGAGGGTGTCTCACTCCTCGCCACGGAGCGCCTTCAACAGAGGATCATCCTGACCGCCTGTTTCCTCTGTGCTCCCCATCGTGTTTACAATTTTGATCAGCGTCTCTACCGTCCGATTCGCCGAAGTAGAAACCGAAGAATAGGACGCCACCCCGGGATGCGGATACAGGTTGCAACGACCTTTGACATACTCTTTCGTTATGAGCATGTCAGAGCCGTCCATCTGCTCTTTGATTTTCCGAAGCGTTTCTATCTGTACCAGATACCTTTCGAACGTGGTGCGGAAGAAAAAGTTTTTCTCCACGTTGTATGCCTCCGCTATCCGCATGATTTCCTGCGCCTGCGCGTCCATATCCGCGCCCCGTATCGCTTTTTTCTCGTCCATCTTCATGGGCGTTACCTCCTCATCTTAAAAAAGCCCAGACGGCGCCTGCGGCGCCGGTAATCACTCCGATCACATACAGCCACAGCGACACAGTCCGCCATCTGACATCGCTTCTTATAAAGAAGAGCTCCAACGCCATCGCCGACAATATGAAAAATACCCCCGCAACAGCGCCGTAACTCATCTTCTGCCTCCTAATCAAATAACCCATGTATGATCCGATTTAAGATCTCCGAGCTCGTGATATCCCCCCTTTTTGAGGAGATACAGTACCCTCTCCACAAGTTCCGCTTCCGACTCCTGAGCAATCGTCTTGTACATAAACTTGTGCCAACATCCCCATGCGTCGGGTTCGCGGGCAATAAAAATGCCCACCATATCAATTTTCGTGCCCTCGGGAACCTTCTCCTCGCCCATGCCCATGTAGTAATTCGGACCCGCCGTATCTTCCATCCTTATAAAACGGGTGTCGTAAATGATGTAATGACTCCTGCACTCTCTCATAACGGCCTCAAGTTTTTTAATGATGTCCTCGTCAATATCGGTTCTCTTTACTGTGGTCATCATGTACCTCCTTTTTCTTATCCCAAATCCTCCGTTTCAGCTCTTCCCCTGCGTTCCGTCGTCTGCTGTGGCATATACTCGGGGTAATCCGTGATATGCATCTGCCCCGGGAGCTGGTCATCATCCTCATGCCCCGGAACCGCCCTCACTTCTTCGAGTACCTGCGGGCGGAGCTCGTCGGGAACCGCGGAAAAACCGCCGGGCATCAGGCCCGCGTCATTGAGCTCTTCAAAAATATCAGTTCTTACCTTCATGCGCGTCCTCCTCTCTTCATACCGTCCCGCCGTCACGGGTAATGTCACGGAGCCTCTCCATGATCTGTTTCTTGAATGAGACATGACTTTCAAGCGGAAGATTCCAATCATCTACAAGGAACATGTGCATGATCACATTCGTCTGTTTGTATACAACGTGCGGAATCCTCATTCTGACTGCATGTTCCGCCTCTTCGATCACGACGGAGAAACCGTTAAAATCCCTGCGCCACCATTTGCGCTGTACCTCGGGCGTCTCTACCCAAAGATACCAGCCGTGCTTTTCGTTGCGATAATCCGCGATGAACGAAGAACGTGCCTCGTCGTTAGGGAGTGATATCCCCATGTTTGTGTTTGCCATAATAATTTCTCCTTTCTGTTGGTGTTCCAAAAAACGTTCGTGCGAGACAAAGCCGTGTCCGGCCGGGCAGACGTTATATTTTGGTAATTTCAGACAGACGGGCCGGCCTATTTACAGGCCGGGGGCCGTTGCCTCAGCCCGGTTCTACTTCTAATATGCGTTTTGCACCGCCGTTTTATTCAAAATTAAGGTTCGGTTTTGTGGAAGCGAGACGGAACAATTTTCGCCTCGGCAGTCTTCCGCTCTCTGCCATCTCGTGGTGAATCGGGCACAGGGTAATCAGGTTCGAATCGTCAAGACGTCTGTCCCAATCCTCAACCAGTGGGACGATGTGATGCACGGACAGCCTGTAGTAGTTCAGCTGTCTGTATGTGCCAGGCAGTTCCGCAAGGCATGCACGGCACAGGTTCTTATCGCGGTACCGTATCTGGTTCGCCTTCTTATGCCATGCGTGTGAGTGGTGGAACTGCGTTTCCCTTCTGTCCTCAACAGGTCTTTTGAACACCCGCTTCGGTGTCTTCTCCGCGCACTCGTAGTCGCGGTCGTGAATCCGTCCGCAGTACGGACATGAATACAAAATCTTATGAGCCATCGGCCCGTCCTCCTTTCTTTCGGTGTGTGGTGTCCGCCCGTTCTCTTATTAATATGTAGTTTCCGGTATGGGCGTTGTCGTCAGCCTGATATGCCACGGCGCTGTTATATTCACGGACCAGTTGTCCGGAAAGCGGAAGCGCCCTGCCTGTTGTCGCCCTCTACCCCGCGTGTTGCTGCCGTGAGGTTTTCTATTGTCAGCGCTCCATCCCTCCCGCCTGCTCCACACTTCCGGACCGCTCTACCACTCCCGCCCTTCACTCTTCCGGGCACTCTCTCGGGAGGCTCGTCGGGTAACCGGGTTTTATACTCCGAGACTCCCGTCATACAAAAACAGAAACCCTTCCGCCCGTGAAAGCCTTCCGCTCCCGCTCCACACCTCCGCCTTTCACTCTTCCGGTTCCCTCCCCTCGTACATCCAGTCAGCTCTATACCCCGATGCGCGCTTCATAAATACAGTGAACCCGAGTGAACCGAGAACCCGTTTTTCTATTAAACCTTTCCCGTATAAAAATATTTTTTCTGTACCCCACGTATATAATTTTTACCAACAATATTTTTTTATATAAAAAAGACGGTTCATCCAGTTCACCACCCCCATTTTTCCGCGTAGTTGCGGGCTTTCCCGTGTGAACCCGCTCCCGAACCCGCTACGAACCAGCCCATGAACCCGCTGTCATTTCTCCCCGTTTCCCGCCCTTTGGCATAAAAAAACAGGGCGCCTGTCCAGGTACCCTGATTTTTTTTATTGCCTCCGAACCCGCCGGTTCACGAAGCCGGTTCACTTTTTTCTGTCTTCCGTCTCTTCCAAATCGTCTTGCCCTCTGCATCCTGTGCCCGTTCAAGCATCGGAATTTCGTCATCGTCCACCACTCTGTCAAGCACTCCCGCTATCATGTCAAGGTCTGCATCTGTCGGCTCCACACTTACGCCCATGGGGCCTATGCACGCGTCTCTGTATACCGAGTATACAGAGAACTGGTCATATACGCTGTGTGTGATCCACCGCTCAATCTTTCCTTCTTCTGTCATCTCCCATGCCTTCTGTCTGCCGTATGGATCTCCGAAAGGCTTTATCTTATGCTTCCCGCTCGCAGTTCTGCACCTGCGCATCATCGGCCTGCCCGTTCTGCATGTGAGTGTATCAAGGATTTTTGCGATTTCTTTTGCCTCCCACTGTGCCGGCTGTCCCACTCCTTTAAGAGCCTCCTGAAATACCATCTGCACACATACCTCGCTGTTCCCGCTCGTATCAAGCCACTGCGCGATGTTAATGGCTTTGGTATCTTCCGGCATGAACTCCTGCTGTGTCTCCGGCAGTTTCTTTTCCCATTCTGCCGGCAGTTTTGTCGGGAGCTGTCCGTTCCTGTACATTTCCATTGCCTGTGCGTAACACTGCATGATATCCGCCCGCGTCTCTTTCTCGTTATCAAGCGGATGTTTCTGTGCCTTTCCGGAACTGCATTTTATCGGGATAAAACGCCTGTTCCCTGCGCGGTCTTTCGGAAGGCAGGATACGTCATTAGATGTTCCGATGCATATGCTCTGTCTCGGTATGTCCTTCGGGAATCTGTCATACGGCGCTCTGTACGGATCTTTCTGTCTGGACAGGAATGCGCGCGCCGTCTCGATGTTCTTCGCCTTAATAATTCCTTCCAGCTCTTCCATTTCCACAATCAGGTGTCCCATCATGGTTTCCACTGTGCGCTTCTCATCCTCGATGTCCTTAATCGGTGTGTACCACTCGTCTTTTATTGCAAGGAGTCTGCAAAGCGTCGATTTCCCTCCGCCCTGCTTGTCGTCGATAAGAATGGTCATCGTGTCAAACTTGCACCCCGGAGTAAAAACTCTGTTGATGATTCCGCCGAACATCAGCGTTGTGGCAACCGTCGTGTATTCGCACTTCTCCGCTCCAAGGTACTTCGGGAGCAGTTCTGATATATGGTCTTTTTTGTCCCATTTCAGTTCATTAAGGCAGTCTCTTATCGGGTGATATGAACGGCGCCTGGCCTCGATTGTAATCGCCCCGAGTATGGCGTCTTCCCTCGTCAGTCCCCCTCTTTCCAGTTCCTGCTTAATGTATGCCAGGTCGTAGTCGGCCATTGCCGAATCATCTTCTCTTTTCCACCCGTTGAGGGGGTTCGGTTCGACCTCGATTTTGTCCGTGAACTCGTTCCGTCTCAGAATGTCATGCAGTTTAAGGGACGCCTGTATTGCTATGCGACAATTGGATATTGTCTGCTTGGCTACCCCCGTTTTCGGGTTAATCTCCAGCAGATGTGGCCATCTGCTGTTCGGAGCCAGCGACTCGGGTCCGTCTTTCGGAGTGCATATAAACTCCCGCCCCTCCCATTCAGGTTTGCTGGCTCTGTCTACCCCCTTTTCCTTGAGCTTCCTTTTAAACTCCACAGTCTGTTTCGGCCTTACTTCTCCCGCCCGTCTAATCAGGGCGTTCATGCGCTTGCGGTGTTCGATCTCTCCGTTTGCGCTCCTGAGCCAGTCAAAAACCGCGTCGGAGAACAGCGTCACGTCGTCCAGCGTTTTCACGTACTCTTCAATCGCGTCTTTCTCTTCCTGTTCCCGCATTTCCATGATTGCATCGGCTTTGTCTTCTGTTGTCATTCCCATCCTCTTTTCTTCTCCTTTCCTTCTGTTTTTTCTGACCCGATGCTCATGTTGTGCTTTCGTCTGTTCCGAGTCTAAAGCGCCCGCGGGAGTTGCACCCGCGCCGTGTTGTATACCGTCTCTGTGGCGCTCCCTGTTAGTCTACGCTAACAATGCATGTGTTCAGCAGTATCTCTGTCAGATGATTGTTTATCCGCTCCTGTATGAGCCGTGACCATATCTGCCCCATGGGATCGATCATGTCCACGAGTTCCTGCGTCTCGTCACGGATGACTCCGAGGAGGAGTTCTATCCGTTCCCGCGCTTCTTTGCGTGTCCGCGGGAGTTCCATTCCCTCGTAAAGGCTTCCGGGATTATCGCAGGTCCGTTTTTCCTGTGCCTGTACCGACTCTGTCGTTTCCGTCGGCTTTACAGTCTGCTTCTCTTTTGCCATGCCTGTCGCCCTCCTTTACGCCTGTCTGTACGCGCGGTTATTGCCGTAGTACGTGCCGTATCCGTTGTTGTACCCCTGCGGTGTGGGTGCGGGCTGTGCGGGTGCCTGAACCGTTCCGAGTGTGACCGTCGTGTTGTCCGCGTCCTCTTCGGACGGTGTGGAGATCAGGAAGGCGTTAATCAGGCCGTATTTCACGCCCGCCGTCTCCGCCTTATTGACGGCCTTATCTCCCGTGTCCGCTGCTTCTCCCCAGCTCGTGACCGTGACGGAAGACCCGTCTGTCGCGTAGAATGTCAATCTGCATTCCATAAGGACGTGAAGCTGTGCCCCGCCCTTTGCCGTCGTTTCGCGGGTGATTTTAGGTTCTCCGAATGTCGGGACCATCATTACCCCGTTCAAGGCGCATGCACGCTGTACGGCCCCTTTAATGGCCTCTGCGCTCTTGTAACTGTATTTACTGAAATTGTTGTATCCGTCGGCTTTGACATGTCCGACCTCCGCCATGATCTTGGCCATTGCTCCGTAAATCATGGGCGTTCCCTGTGTTGTCTGCCCCTGTGTCGGGGTCTGCGCTGTCTGCATTGTCTGTGTAGCCATAAGCATTTCTCCTTTCGTCTTTGACGTGTGTGTAGATAATATGTTATTTCCGCCCGCCTCTTAATCGGCGGGTAAACCGCCTCGGGGAAATGCTCCCCGCCTCTCGTCTCGTTCTTTGCTCTGTAACGGTGTTTGTCCGTGCCCGCCCCCGCGGGGACCTGTGGCCCGCCCGCGGGAGGACACTCGTCAAACTGTACCCGGTATCCACGGGAGACAGTGTCCTCTGCCTCCATCTCCCGGTTGGGATGTGGGTCGTGGTTTGTTTAACGTGGTACCGGGTTTGTTTATATGTTCTACCTACGGACAATCTGTTCGGGCTGTTCGCCCGAAACCGCCTGCGGGACTCGAACCCGCAACCCCGTAGGGCGCGCCTGCGACGGTGTTATGTTTAATCATCAAGCGGGCTGTCATACGTGGACTCGATATCTCTCATGCGTGCCAGTACCTCCTCTTCCATCTCCCTGTACATCTGCTCCTGCTCTTCTGTCAGCTCGGGATCTTCGGGCGCGTCCATGTCGTCAACGGCTTTTGCCTCCGCCATGAGTCCCCTGTAGTCCTCCTCCGTCAGGGTAAACCCGTCTTCTCTTTTGATCCAATTCTGCATATTCTTCCCTCCTTTTATCAGTCGTGTGATTTCGTTGACGTGTTCCGTGATGATTGAGAGCCTGACTTCTATACTCCGTCGCATGTCGTCCGCCTGGTCGGCTCTGACCATATAGTTCTCCATTTCGGCGTTGTATGTCGCCAGCTCCGTTAGATTATGGAGAAAATAGCGGATTGTGTCGATGTCACTCTCTATCAGGTCCCTGTAATACTCCGCCATTTCGTTTCGGTGATACTGAACGATTTTTCTGTCCCTTTTTGTCATAGTGCGTTCTTGCCACCTCATTAATTTCCCGCTGAAGGTCGGTAACATCCTGACCCGCGGAGAGTCTGTTGATCATCCAGACAATAAGATCTTCTTCCTGCGGAAATGCTACAATGGCGACTCCGCCCGCGTCTCTTATCTCCTGCAGACGTTCCAGCTGTATGTCGGACGGCTTGCCTGTTTCCGATTTGACCTCTATGCCGATAAATCTGCCCCGTATACATCCCATGATGTCGGGCAATCCGCGGACGGTGAAAACCTTTCCGTTACTCGCAGAACCGCCCCAATACTTAAAACACCAGCCTCCTGCTTTTCGGATGATCGATTTTATTTTGTTTTCAAACTGCTTTTCCGGCCCCATGCGTTATTACTACCTTCTTTCTGCCCCGTTGGGGGCGTTTATAGTAATATGCATTTTTGACCGCTGTTTTTTTGGGAATTGATCCCGGTCGCTCTTAGATGTGAGCTCCGTGTCCGGCGACCGCCGGATAAAATGTGAAGTATAATATGTGTGTGTTATGACTCCTGTGTGTCGGTTTTCTTTTCCCAGATGACGTCGTATACCGTGCATCCGAGTACATCACAAACGCGCATTGCATCCGTGACGCCTGGAATCGTCCGCATGTTCATCCAATTGGAAACCGTAGACAGCGGGCGGTCCATTTTGCGGGCAAGCGCTTCTACTGTAATGCCTCTTTCGCGCCGTATGTCCGCAAGCGTTCTTCTTTTCATGCATCCACCTCCTTTCCCTTGTTCTGATTATTATTATACTCACCATTATTTTAATGTCAATATCTTATTCTTAAGAAATTATGAAGAAGTGAAATAAAAAAGGGACCCTGTTACAGGTCCCCGAATTTCTTTTGGAGTTTCTTGAACAGCTCATACAGTTCTTTGTCCTCGTCCGTCATCCCTTCTATTTTGCGTGCCTGCTCCGCCTCCTCAGACGCTTTTTCCTCGGCCTTCAGCGCCTCCATGGGCGACTGTAGGGCCTGGACTGTCTGCACGTCCTGATGCGTATATATGCGGTGTACAGCCTCACTCTTATGCCCCACCATCTGTCTTATAGCCGTGCTGTTTCCGTCTGTCCTCGTCTCCATGATGGTGATACCGGTATGGCGCATCTTGTGCGGGCCGAAACCTTTCGGGCGCTCAATCCCCAGCCTTTTACAGTCCGCTATCCATGTGTTTTCGAAATTGGTCAGGTAATTGAACTCCCCGTTTTTGTATATAGGAAATAACAGGTTTTTCGGGTTATACCTGCAATGCTCCTGCAGTTGCCGTTCCATCTGATCTATCGCCTCCAGGGCATAATCCGAAATTTTAGCCAGCCTTTTCGGCTCTTTGCCCTTCAGTTCTTTTTCGTATATCTCGATTTTCTTGCCCTTCCCCGTGTCTATATATTCCTGTCTGTATCTCTCCGATACGGCGCTGGTGATCAATAACACGCGGTTTTCCCGATCTATGTTTTCCCGCCGGAGAGCAAAAAGCTCCTGCTGTCGGATCCCCGTTTCGATCATGAGTATGTACGCGGCATACTGTCTGTGTCGTCCGTGATCATCCTTGAATGCATCGTATATCTTTCGGATGTCGTCGTCTGTCAAAGTCTCCTTCTGTATCTCCTGCTTCTTCACCTCCGGCAGAATGTCCGGGCGTGCATTCAGCATGTAATTCTCCGGCAACAATCCCCGGTATGTCAGCTCCGCAAAAAGCGAATTTAGGCAGACCGTGGTATTGCGGAGCGTGCTTCTGTTGTGCTCTTTGGCGCACAAATTCAGAAAATTCACCACTTTCGGCATGGTAATCATGCTCAATTGGAGCCCGGCGAACTGGCTCTTATAAAAGCACGCGTTTAACGCCTGCGCATAATTTTTGTAGGTATTCCCTCCCAGAACGGCGTATGTTTTGCCCCCATATCTTACCGCATGCTTCAGGCGCTCTTTCAGATGCTCCTCCATCCACTGCTTCAGAGGCTTCGTCCTGTCCTCTCTGTCCGTCGTGATTCCGAGGCGCTGTTCCCTCTCCCATTTGTTCCGGGCGGTCCACGCGGTGACTTCCGCCTCTTCCTTCGTGTCCGCCACCCGCTTGAACTGTTTCGGGCGTCCCGTTTCCGTCGGATACTCCGCGCTTGCCTTCGCCACGCAGACCCACTTCCCATCACTCCGCTGTTTCGCCTGCGGTTTCCGCGGGTCCGTCCATATCCCGTAGTCGCTCTTCCGTGCCATGTCTGTCTCCCTCCTGATGTATACAAAAGTCACCCAAAAGTCACCCGTGGAAGTCACCCGCAGAACATTATAAAGCATGACAAAACCGCGTATCCATTGGCAGAACCAACAAAATACGCGGTTTTACGGGCTTTTTCAGCCCCTATTTTAGGCTCTTCGGCTTACTTGTTATAATTGACGATTATGCCAACCCATGCTCTGAAATGCCCGTTTTTACGGCATTCTCGGACGCATCGGCGGGCAAAGTCACCCAGAAAAGTCACCCGCGACTCGTTATTACCCCCTCCGAAACGTCATATCATGATGCTCATGCCCTCGTAATTGTGCATCATTTTTTCGTAATTACAACGACTTATATAATACTCCTTGCCGACCTTCACGCCGTACCCGGCGCGCTTCGCCACCCGGAGGAAACGGAGGGCAAAGTCCGACCCCTTCCCGAATATTTCCATGATGTCTCTCTTTCCGAGCATCCTGCTCCCGTCCTTCAGTTCACGGATTTCCTGTTCCAGCTCCATGATTCTTTCTTCCGCGTTCATCATATACGATAAACTCCTTTCGTTTATCGTAATATGCTTTTCGCAGAAGGCCTGAACCGCCCGTCCTGCGCGGTTTTCGTCTTGTTAAATATTTAACTTTCGGCGGATGCCCGAACGAGTTTCTTCCTATATATATGTATTTACTTCCGCATCGAAAATGGCTTCCTTTACCGCCTGCACGCATCCGGATAAATCATGCTTTATCTCGTCGTCCCAAAAGCGCAGTACCGTCCATCCGAGCGCCCGCAGTTCCCGTTCTACTTCCCTGTCTCTTTCCATGTTCCGTCGGATTTTACGGTCCCAGAATTCGGCATGCGTCTCCGGTTTTTTTCTCGTCTCGTAATCTTTTCCGTGGAAGAAGGCGCTGTCACAAAAGACGGCTATTCTGTACCGTGTAATGGCTATATCGGGATGACCGGGGACTCCGCCGTAGTTCTTTCGGTATCTTATGCCTTCATGCCAAAGAGCCGTTCTGAGAGCGATTTCAATGGTCGTATCTTTGGACTTCACCCGTTGCATGTTCCGGCGCCGTTGTTCCGGCGTGTGCCTGTCCATATCAGACGAACCTCACCTGTAAATTGAGATTAATATAATGCCGTCCGTTCTGCTCGTATATCGTCCCGAATCCGTGTCTTCCTGAAGACGGCGTTTCCAGCTTTGTGTTGTTCAGGAGGTATCCTTCAAAAGCATTCCTATTATAAAGATGATATGCGACTACGTCCCCGCTCTCCTTTACGATGATGTAACCGCCGTTCGCCTCGTCCTGTCCGTCCCACTGTCTGCCCGGCATCATTCCGAGAGCCACGGAGCACAAAAACCGTTTTATCTTATATCTGTATACTCCCTCCCTGTGATACCCCAGTGGGTCCAGGTTTTCAAGTGCCGTTGCGATGTCGGAAAAATATACACGGCCGTTCTTGTAATACTCAATGAGAATGAAGCCGATGATATCCTCCATCATGCTGTCTATAAGAAGCAGATTCCCGGCAAAAACGCTGTTACAGGCTCCCGCGAATTTCACCTGCCCGCGCTTCTCAATCGTCGTTATTCTGTCCCGGAGTTTCGACCGCGTGTCTATCCCGTTTATGTCCTTTATGTCGTCCTCGGAAAGTCCCGTCACTTCATATCGGAAGTTTGTCGCCCCTGAAGCGTTCAGCAGTGTCGGAGGGTTTCCCAGTTCCGATTTAATGGAATAGCCGACAAGTGATTTATATCCGGTCTTTGTGTCATATACCCGCATCTGAATATCTGTCTTGTCGGAAGACGGGGCTTTGATCTTCGTGACTTTCATATCCTGCATGATGTTATCCGCGCCCTGTATTTCGAAAGATGCGGTCCTTCCGCCTCTTACAATGCCCGCATACAGGCTGTCCGCATACTGTGCCAGAATATCCGCGCCGACGGATTTTATCTTGTCTCCGTTCCAGTACAGCTCCACTTCCCGCCGTTTGTCAATGACGCGGTATTCCATGCGCCCGCTTTCCAGTTCCTGTCTGAATATGGACAGAATGGGGAAGTATACCTGTTCCAGTTTCCTCAGCTCCGCATCTGCGGCGTGCAGTTTCCCGTCCGCCAATAAACGGAGAAATACATACAACTCGCTCCATTCCCCTTTATTCCCTGTAATCATGATGCATCCAGTACCCCCTTGATCTGTTCTGCAATGGCCTGTATGACATTCACGCTTACGGAATTTCCGAACTGTTTATACAGATGCGTGTCCGACAGCGTCAATCTGTAATCATCGGGGAAGCCCTGAAGCCTTGCCCATTCCCGCGGTGTCATCTTTCGGATATCCTCCGTGTTAATGTGCCCCTTTATATGGGTCTCGGGGGTCATGCTGTGCGGGCGCTGGTCGATGATCAGATTCCGCTCCCGTCCCATGCCTCCGCAGACAATGGTTCCCGCTATTCCGTCTAAGTCCCTGATTTCGTACCCGAACCCATTCCCCTTTGCCTCGTGCCTCTTCTTATGCTCTCTGAGCGTCTGCACGTATACATCCGACAGATAATACCGTGCGGGCACGGGGGCGTCCTGCAATATATCCCTTATGCAGACGGGCTCTTTATTGCCTTCGGGGAACCTGAATTCACCCACATTCAAATCATCACGGAATGCCACGATGTATATCCGTTCTCGATTCTGCGGAACGCCGAAATCTTTGCTGTTCAGCACTTTCCAAAACACCTGGTATCCGATGTCACGGAACGCCTGTCTTATGACTCTAAACGTATTGCCGTGATCGTGCTGAACCAGTCCCTTGACATTCTCACAAAATATCACTTTTGGTTTATGGAAACGGCAGATACGGACGACTTCTAAAAATAAGTTTCCCCTGTTGCGCCCATTAAAATCGTCGTTGAAACCCTGTCGCCCGTATCCGCCCGTTCCTGCGATGGAGAACGCCTGGCACGGAAAACCCGCCAAACAGATATCGAATGCGGGCACGTCGTGTTCATCCACCGCGCAGATGTCACCCGCTATTTCAAAATCATCATGGAAATTCTCGCGGTATGTCTGTTGTGCAAACTGGTCCCATTCGCAGACAAAGGTCGTTTCGATGTCCTTCCCAAAAGCCCTGTCAAAACCCATGCGGATTCCGCCGATACCCGCGAACAGATCAATGCTCTTGTATTTCATTTCTTACCTCCTGAACGGGGTATATTTCCCCTGTATAAGAATAATATTTTTATACTCAAAAGTCACCCATGAATCATAGTAATATTATTTTTATTACCTGAAACGGGCCTTTTGTAATAGTAATAATATTTTTATTACCTCAAAACGCCCCAAAAACATAGTAATATTATTTTTATTACCTGAAATGCCCGTTTTCCGTGCATAGTAATAATATTTTTATTACATTTACGCCCTTTCCGTGCATAGGAATAATATTTTTATTACTTCAGCACCATTTTGCTCATTCGGAAAAAATGCGGAAGAACCCGAGTCCCCGTTCTGACTTTAATGCAATTCGGGAAGCGGAAATCGTGCTGCACTCCGTACCCGTTCCGCATTCTGCTCTCTCCCTTTTGTTCTGCACAGAAGGACTGCCTCCGTGCTGTACTCCGTCCCCGTTCCGCGCTCCGCATGTTCCCCGCCCCGTTGGAATAAAAAACGTGCTGTACACGGTTATCCGTTCCGCACCCTTGTTGTTCCTTTCGTCAATGCAGAATCAGTATCTTTTTCCGTCGTCTTCGTAATCGTTCTGTACCCCGTTTATTTCGTGTATAATGGGCGTTCTCTGTTCATGTGAATATTCCGTTGTCTGTTGTAATTGTCGCCGTTTTGGGCGTGTTTTGCGCTGTATATGGGGCGTTTTGTGCTCTGTTTTATATAATATGCTGTCTGTTTATATGTTTCCGTTCTGCACGGTTTTGTTGTCTTGTTTTCTCGTTCCGCACCCGGTTGTCTCCTTCATAATCGTTCTGCAAAATACCCGTTTTTTTCAGTATTTTTCTCTGTTTTTGCGGTGTTTTACGCCCTTTTTATATAATATGCGGTATATGGAAACAGATTTCCTGTTCAGCACGGTTTTGTACTCTTTTTCGTTTCTTCTTAATTATAAAAGGAGAATTCTGAAGGGATAAAATGGCGCCTGCATACCGTTCAGCAGGCTCTCGGGGGCTGTTTTCTGCTCCTGTTTCGGTGATGAGGTTCTTCTGCCACGCCATAACTTAACGTCTTTTAATTATCAGATGGTTTCGGCGTGGAGCTTCGCATGGCTTCGCGGAGACGCAACGCCCGCCTTAGCGGTCGTCCCGCCTCCCGTTTTCAATTCGAAACGGTTTATCGACAATAACGGGCGCCTTTGCCTCAATCAGAACGGTTTTCGAACGGTTTTACCGCTGTTTTTGCGCTTTATAGCTCTGACGAACGGTTTATGTGCTCTAAACCGTCAATCAGAAACGGTTTAGGCTGATTTTGGTATCGGTTTCTGTAAGAAACACCATAGTTTTATGTTCATTTCACTATAATGTTTCTTACAGAGGGCCACAATTTCACACCATTTTTTCACACCCTTCCCACCCTTTTTCCTGGTCAAAACGGGCGGTTTATGTTAAAATATTAACAAACAGAGAGGCCCCATTCGGGGATCACGAAGTGCAGTTTTACGAGACGGAGGTGCTAAATTATGGCTTGTATTTCCCTTGACGGCGGTTTGAATTTTTACAATGCTTTTTCTATTGACCTTATCGAGTCCGATATTTATAAGTACTGGGAACAGATTGAATATCAGATGGATCCCGATGTCAGACAGATCGCGGAACAAAATTACGGGAACCGCGGGCTTCTGATTTTCTTACAGACATACCTCCAATATGCCCCTTATGACCTTATTGTGCATGGACAATATTTCTGAGCACGAAAAAGAGGACGGTGATTTTGTCACTGTCCTCTTCTCCTTCTACGTTTTGATATCTATTATCCAGCTTAGGAAGGGGGAGGGAGACATCCCTCCTTCCTCTTATAGTATACCTACTCATGCAGGGCAGGTCAACGAAAAAGAGGGACGGCGCTCTGTGCACTGCCCTCTCTTTCTGATTTTAGAATCCGACCTGAAAAAAGGTTATCAAGTCCGGGGATTTCTCCCCTCAGTGTCATTATACTCTCTCCACATACATGAGGTCAACCCAGCCAGCCCCGGAGAGCAGGCGCCCGTAGGTGTGCCCCTTGCGCTGTTTGGTCTCCACTATGGTATATGTACCGACGGGGATTTCATCGACTTCCGCATATGCCGGACCCGCGCCCCGGCGGATGACAATATGCTCCTTCCTGACACGGATCATGAAGGGAACGCGCCCGCCCTGAGCTGTCGGAGATGCCGTGTAGACGGCTTTCCCGTTTGCGTCGTAGACTGTCAGGCCTGTCCTGTCGGCGTGCCTGATTGCGTTCTGTAACACGTCGTATGCCCCGACCTGAGAGGCGCTGTCCGCCCATGTTCTCCGGACTCTGTACGGAGTCACCGCTCCCGGGTTCTTCTTTCCGGGCACAGGCGCCACCGGCGCCCCTACCGCCTTACAATCAGCATCGTATTTATCAAGTCCGAACCTCTGAATGATATTCAGAATTTTCTTCACATAGTTCACGTCCGTCGCATATCCGCCCGCCTTTATCATTTCGATTGCTTTTTTCGCGGGTCTGATACTTGTAATGCCCGGATATCTCGGACCTGTTCCGTAATCGTTCAGCGCTCCGATGAGATACAGGGAATGATCACGGATGGAATCCTCCACGCACTGGTATTTCCTGAAGTCGGCCTTTACGTGATACTCGCTCCCGTTCTTGTCCTGTTCCGCGGTGACTTTGCTGTATACGGAGACACCGTCCCAGACGCTCTTCCAGGTATTCCCGGAGAGGCTCCGCTTCATCCCGAAGCAGTTGTTAGCGCCCTGCGCCAGGTCTGTACCGCAGTACCCGCTCTCCAGTATCATCTGCGCGGTCGTGACGCTCCACAGGATGCCCGATTCGTCCGTCTTCTTTACAAGTTCCAGCATCTTCTGTGCCTTCTCCGCTTCCGTGCCGGTAACGGCTTTTGCCTGCGTCCCCGTGACCGGTCTTTTCTCTGCGGAAGTATAGACGACGTTTCCTTTGCTGTCATACACCCGCATTGTCATGTCGGACGCCTCCGCGGTCTTGATTGCGTTTTCGAGTACTTCATACGCGCCGATCTGTCCTATGCAGATGCCGTCTTCCCATGCCGTCCCGACTCTGTACCAGTTAACTTCTGCAACTTCCGCGCCCTTCTCTCCGATAAGGCGTTTGAATTCGGTCCATGTATGTTTTGTGTTGTTCGTTACATACGGCGCGGGACAATATTTCTTGCAGACATCATAATGACGGACGACTCTTTCCGCGGGAATGCCGTACTTCTTCATGAGCTGTTTCGTTAATGCGACCGCGCTTTTAACCGTTGCGTCTTCGAAATACCAGTCGCCGTCCGTGGCGTTCATGGTCCGTGTAGAGCGTTTACGGACGCACATTTCGATATTGATGGAATTCCTGTTGTTGCATGTGCCGAACAATTCACCGCCGTAGTTCACGCCGACACTCCACGCGCTGTCTTCTTCCTCGATGCTCTGCCAGATATCCCCGGCAAATCCGACGTAAAAATGCGCGCTTGCTCCTCTGTTTCCGCCCGCGTAAAACTCACAATTGGCTTTGGCGTCCCCGAGGGCGCCGACGTAATGAATGACGATATACTTGCGCCCGTTGTTGCCTTTGTAGTGGTTGTATTTGCTTATGAGCCTGTTGATTTTCAGTGCCATGCCTGTCACCTCCTTAATACAAAATGACTCTTGTGCCTATGGGCAGATTCCTGTATGCCCATGGCGCTGCCTTAGATCCTAATGCGATACATCCATGCGTTGACGGTTTGCCCGTTCCTCCCGCATGAATCGAATTCCCGCCCGGGCTTGAATAATGCATATTCCAGCGCTGATTGCCCCGCGGGCCTCTCCATGTGGAACTTTTCGCCTGCCTGTACTTCTCCGTCGTGTCGCCCTTGTTCCAGATCTTCGCGGATGTTTTCAGATATATACCCGGGTCCGATCCGTCCCCGTAACCGATGCTTCCCGTTCCGCACCTGAACGTTTTCAGGAGCCTCCATTCCTTCTTTCTGCCCGTGAAAATGTAGACTCTCTGCGTGTATTTACTTGCCCAGAACAGATATTCCGTTTCTGACTTGAAGCCCTTCCCGTTGACCCAGCCTTCCGCCTCCGCCTTCGTGAACTTTCTGCCCGCGTCGTAACACTGTTTTTTCAGATCAATCGCGCTCTTCTGAACCTCGATTAATTCAGGGAATATGAGCCAGCGCTTATCCTGTCCGCGCAGTACTGTGACCGTCTGCCCCTTCTTGTATTTCCCCGCGTTCTTCAGAAGCTTTGCCGTATAGAACATTGTCGGGATGCCCGTGTATATGGGCTTCCCGTTGTCATCGAAAACCGTCTGCTGGAAATGGTCCGCATATGCGATGGCGTTCGCCTTCACGGAGAAAGCGCCTGTCTGACTTTTTTCGTCCGCCCATGTTTTCCGTACTCTATACATGCCTGTCCCTCCTTTCTGAAAACGGGACGGAATGCCCGCCCCGTCTGTATCATTGTTATTTTTTTGTCAATCACCATTACTCGCCGTAGGGATCGAACGATGCGACCGTCCACCCTTTATTCTCGATCATCGTGATGACGTTCGGGTCCGCGCTGTTGTATACCGTCGTGTTCAGCGTCAGAGTGGAACCGTTCTGTGACTGCGGGAGCACGTTCTGGATGTTCTGCAGGGACGCCGTTGTCAGAACGGCCGTCGCCGAAAGATCGATGTTGACGTCGGGGAACACCGTCGCCCCGTCCGTCCGAATATCCGCCAGCGCCATGCATCCCTCGAAAATGTAGTCCCATCCCCCGCCCTCGTCGGGATCGTTTGTGATATGGGAGAAATCGCATCCGGAGAAATCGATTGTGGCCAGGCTCTGACACTCCGAGAACGCGCCCTGCATACTCTCCACGGCGGTAAGTCCGGTATTTGCAAAAGATACGCTCTCTAAAAGACAACACATACTCAGCATGCCTTTCGCCCTCTCTACATCCGAAAGACAACCCGCGCCGAAATTGATGGACAGCAGGGCGCCGTTGTTCTCCGCCATGGAGGATATATCCTCCGCTCCGTTTATAACTGATGTCGGATCCAGACTTGTGAACCCACACGATGAGAAAACGCCCATCGCGTTCTGTACTGTCGGGAAGCCGGAGGTCGGAAGCTGGACATTCCCCAGGCTCTGCAGGGCTCCACATCCGGCGAAAAGATACGAAATGTCCGTAACCTGTCCCGCCTGAATCCCGGACATGTCGGCGCCCGCCAGGTTCTCCCATCCGGCGAAAAGCCCGGACAGAGATGTCGGAGCTGTGCTTCCGCTTGTTTTGGCCGTGGCGCTCGTCGCGCTCTTCGGCCCGTTCTGCGCCAATATGATCACGGGCGCTTCGTCTCCTCCACCGCCTCCGCTCTGGACATTTACCGTTACTCCGTCGAAACCGTCCGCGCCGTATGTACCCGGGTTATAATATCCGTTTTCCGTGGCTGTGAGCTGTGTAAGGCTCGGGGACACATTCGTCTGAATCTTCACGGACTCATATGCCTTGACATTCTCCGTTCTCGTCCCGTTTGCGGATACATTGACGGTCTTAGTCCCGGACGGTTTGGAGAGCGTTCCGACCTCTGTCTTCATCTGTGCCGGCGTCAGTTTTCCGGTCTTCCCCGTCTTTGCCCTTATCGCGTCCGCTATTGCCGTGAGGGTGCTGTCAAGTATGATCTTCTTTCCCGTCATAAGAACACCCCCTTTAATAGCTTGAGCTTTCCGCGCTCGGGATTTCATCCGCGACCCAGATGCCGTTGCTGTTCACAACCGCTACTTTCCCCGCGTCCGATGCGGTGACTGCGGGCATTCCTGAAGGAGGCTCCTGAGCGCCCCATGCGCCGTTTGCATCTACTGCCAGAACTTTGCCCGCGTCCGCGCTCGTTACGTCGGGAAGGCCCCCTGCGGGCGCTTTATATACCTCGATGTAGTGGACGGACAGAAGCGCCTGCGTCAGCTGTTCCGTCTCGTCCAGTTCCCTTATTTCCCCGACCCGCATCTCTATTTCAGGCCCGGAAAATGAAACTTTTGCGATGTATGTCTTCATCTGTCAACACCTCCTTATCCTTCCACTTCCGGCAGTCCTGCGAGTGACGTCGCAAAAGACAGGATCCCTGCCAGTGCTGACGCGCTCAAAACGACGCTCCAGTTGACGTCCGAAATCAGTGCAGACGACCCGATTGTCGCCACAAAAGTCTGCGCCATCGTCTTAATCGCGCGGACCGTACTTGCTTCCCACCATCTCTTTGACTTCAGGTTTTTCATGCTTCACTCCTTTCCGCCCTCTCTTCAGGGCCGTTTATCTTGTGCCACAGCGTTTTTACACTCTGTTCCAGACGGATTAATTTGTCGTGATCTTCCCTGACATCCGCTTTAATGTCGGATATCTCCTTCCTTATGTCGTCAATACCCCTCTGGACCTCATCCAGTTTTGTGACCATAATCGCGATCTGGGACGACTCCTCCGCCTTGTCTCTCTTCCCTGTCCGTACCGTTGTTATCGTCTGAAATACCAGGGCGACCGCGACCCCGCTCATCGCTATGATCGTTCCGATGTCCATGTCCTTCCCGCTCCTTTCTGCGGGTCCGCCCCGCGAATTTTTCGTCCGCGTGTGGCCTCGTGGACATAAAACATGACTTTGTTAATTCATTAACAATATGCGTTTTCGGAGGCGGTTTCTGCATAAATAAAGGGGACGGTTTTATCCGTCCCCCGTGGGTTTGTGTCGTGTCCTCTTATGCGTTGATCAGCGCCTTCAATTTCTCTTCAAGTGCCGAACTTCCGAAGGTGTCGTACATATGTGCGTATGTGACCACCTCAATACCGGACTGCTGTACATAATCCAGAATGTCCATGAGGTCCTGTTCGCCCGTCAGCGTCTCCCCCTCTCCGTACGAATAATCATGGCCGTAAAACCTGAGCCACTTCTTGTTCGTGACCGCGTCGTCAATCAGGCTTTTAATCTCTGAAAGGGGTCTGTTGATGGTCGTCCTCTCCCATGTATAATTTTCCATTTCGGGATGGTATCCCATGTCGCTGTAGTCGTATTCATTGTAGAGCCAACGGTCGATCTCGGGGCTGTTGGATATCATGTCCGCTCCGCCTGCGCGGATGATGCCTCTGACCTTTCCGACATACGGTTCTCCCCAGTGTTCAAGGTCCGTGCGGGAATCGAAGAAATACGAGAACATCGTGTCGTAGTCGTATTGATTATAGCGGTTCAATACCGTGCTGTTATGGACAAGGGCTTCCCCTCCGTCCGTTATGACCTGCTTCACCACATCATACATATACATGCCGGGTGTAAAATTTCCGCGCGCCTGTGTGAGTCCTGTGCCGATAACACCCATGCGGGCCGGAATACATGCGAGGCATAAAGGCATATTATACAGCTCGAATATGGACGCTATGGAATCGGTCTGATCTCTGAGATCGTCGAAAACGAATGAGACATAACCTTTGTCAAGGGGCTTCAGCACGAATGGATTTCTGAGAGCATCCCTGATGACGGCGTCGGTGTTCCGCGGATAAAAGATCTTTGCCTTCAGTTTGGAAACATCCGTGGCGGTTTCATTCACGGTATCCGACATCTGCATTACTTCCGCGACCGCGTCCGTCAGCTCTTTGCTCGTCTTAGCCGTGACGGATACACCCGACACGCATTTCTGAACGACCATGTAATCCGCCTCTGCGGGCGCGGTGACTTCCAAATCCGTATATGATGTGTTCGGGTCCGTCCCGTGAACGGACAGGCGGTATGTCTGCCCTTCCTTAAAGAAGGCGCAGGCGGGATAGTAGTTTGCGGAATAGGCAGCGCTCCCCGTTATCAGGTATGTCTGTCCGGGTTCGACGCTGTATTTCCGATACTCATAATTTACGTTATCCCCGTACTCCTGCCCCGTGGAGGCGTTATAAAGATGCCTGGAGACCGTCTCTTCGGGCGTAAGGGTGATATCCACCGTCCCGATACTGCTCTGCCATGTCTCAAGATCGGAAATTCTGTTTTCATATCCGTCCAGAACTTCCGACCCTGTAGAGGCGGAAGAAGAGACGGCAAGCGCGTCATATGCCCGCGTGACCTGTTCGTCTTCCGTTCCGCTCGTATCCGTCATGTCCAGCGTACTGTTGACCTGTGCGACTCTCTGCGCCTTTGTTTTGCCCGCGGATGACAGACGGAGGACGTTTTCCACGTCCTGAAGCTGTGAGTTATCGGCGACGATGTCTTTAATTGTCTGCTGTACCGTGCTGTCACCCAGTGCGGTGATAATGCGGGAAACCTTTATCGTGCCGTCCGCGTTTATCGCGTCCTGGATACTCCGCGTGGCTTTCGCATACGCTTTCTGAAAACGCCCCCACGCCGTCCGTGTTCCTGCGACATCAATGGACGATTTGCCCGGTTCCAGCGGGTAGTATACGGATTTTGTGACGAGCATCGGCTCCGATGTGTCCGTCTGCCCGTCATATACCATGACACTCTCTCCGGCCTCCGGGAAGCGCTCCGTGAGTCCCGGGACAAGGGCGTCATATGATATACGGTATGTGATATCCGGCTTGCTGATGATTGCCAGTTCCCTCAGTGCGCTGTTTTTCAGGGCTTCCCGCGTTTCCGCGGAAGTGTTCTGAAAAACGTAGACCCTGTCTGTCTGTGAGTATGTTCTGTCCCAAAGTATCCCGTTCTCGTCCGCGCCTTCGTCCTCCGTCAGGTATAAATCATCCTTTCCTATTGCCAGAATCCCGTTGTAGAGCGCCTCGGAGCCCTCGGAACGGGAACAATCCTTCAGATTCGCCCCGTCAATCAGTATCCCCGTCGGCTCGGGCATTTTATAGGCGTCCGTGATCATGACGCGCTTTTTTCTGTAGTCCCATGACAGATGACAGACCGCCTGCTCGGAAATTTTCTCGTTTATCTGCGCGGGCGTCAGGTTCTGATAATCCGCTGTATACTGTTTGTATGCCGTGGTCCATCCGTCGTCAGGGTCCGTCTTCGTGCTGTAGAAGCCCCGTTTCGTTGCCCCGAAATAGCTTTCCCATGTCTCGTCGCCCGCGTAGCTGTCCCACTGACTCAGGAAGTAAAGAAGCATGGTCCCGTCTTTTATGCGGGAAATTTTATCCATGGAGACTGCGGGCGCATATCCTCCGACCGTCCAGCCCGTCGGGACCTGGATGAGTGTGTCAAGCTGTCCCGTCTGTGTGAAGCTCTTATACGCCGTGCCGTCCAGATCGGGAAGAAGGCGCGCCGTGTATACAACAGACCCGCTGTGGTCTCTCTTTGCGCTTTTTATGACATACGGCGCCGGGCAATTATCGTCCTTTGTGTCCGCCGTCCATTCCGTACCGGGAACACATCCGAAGACCTTTTTGAGGTTCTCCTGCCGTGCCGTGAATTCCAGCGTGCGGGCGTCGTCTTCGTAATCATGTGTAAATTTGATATTTGATACGGCGACTCCGCCGTATTTCGTCCCGTCGGGACTTTTCATATATATTGCGCCGGTCATATGACTCACCTCCTTTACAGGGCTTTCAGCGCGGGCATGGTAAATGTGAAATTAATCTTCGACCCGTTCTCCGTGTCCTCTGAAACGCCCGTGATACTGATTGTCATGCTCCCGCCGGCATATACGGGCCATCTCGAAATCGTCTTCACGATGTTCTCCGCCTCTATTGCCGTGCCCGATGCGTCCAGCATGTAGAACGTAAAAATGCTGTCTGAACCCGGGCGCGGTGCGACCAGTTCGAATGTGTAGCCGTCCCCTATGTTTTCAAGCTCAATCACCCAGTTATTATCGGGCGTGTCTGCGCTCGTGGCTTCTATTGTGATACTCTTCATGCCTGCGCTCGTGGGTTTAATCCGGAAGGAAACAGGCGTGGGGATGAGTCCCGGCGTGTCGCCGTCTCCGTGGCTCTCCGTGATAATGTGCGTGAATACGCTCTCTCCGGACAAAGCGCTGAACTGGGAAATGCCCCCGTATATCCCCATCCACTCTCTGGTATAGGGGTTTACAACGGGTACTTCATTCGGGGAAATTTCCTGCTCTACCGTGGCGTCGCTTCCGTCGGCCTTCGTTCCGCGTTTAATCGTTGTCCAGCCTTTCTCCGGGCAATTCAGGAGGGCAAAATAATAAACGTCGCCCTGTTTCAGCCGTCTTGTCTGTACTATCGGGAGCGTCCCTGTTATCCACTGTTCACATTCAATAACAAGGGTGACCGTATACCAGCGGGCGCTCTGTGCGTTTACCGTGTAACTCTTCAGGTTCCCGATGAAGACAAGGCCGTCATATCCGTCCAGTTCCCCGACCTGGACTTTCCCCTGCATGCGGGAGATGATGCGACTGATTATCGCGCGGTTCTTCTCCTTAGTCCCGCCCCGTACCATCAGTGTCAGGGACAGGGGGAGCGTGCCGTGCGTGTTCCTCGCATCCTGAAGCGTCCCCGCCGTGGATGTCTGTGTAATTGACCGCGACCCGAGAGATACCCGCCACTGCTCCGTGCCTGCAAGATCTATGGCTGTTTTCGTGGCGTTCGATCCGTCAGATACTCTTATATACATGAAGAAACCCTCCTTTCTAAGAAGAACGCGGGCCCCGTTAAGAGCCCGCTCATGTTGTTATATCAGCCCGCCGTTTGCCGTCAGGCTTTCGGAGGCCAGTGACTCCGAAATAGCCGGGGCAAGGGCTCCCGCGACAACTCCCGTGTCAAGCTGTACCGTCATCGATGAAACAAGGGCGACCAGTTTTGTCACCGCATCGGCCATCTGTGCCATCGAAAGAGCCTGACTGCTGTTGTCTACTGTAATATGCGTTCCCGCATCATAATACTGTCCGAGAGCCGAATTCAGCGCCTGCAATGCATTCAGGTTTAATCCCTGTATCTGCTCGTTCAGAAGGGCGGAACTCATCCCGTCTGTATTCCATGCGCCCGCATACCGTGATATGATTTCTGACAGGCTTGTATCATACCCTGATACAATTCCGTACCGTTCAAGGAGCTCCCTGATGCTCTTGTCGGCGTTGTATTTCATGTTCTGATCATCGTTAAGCCATCCTGTCATCTGTCCGTCTTTCACCCAGAACGTGCTCGTGAAATCGGCGATTCCCATCATCTCCGTCATGTACGCCTGCATCTGCTCCCTGTATCCGTAGAAAAGGTCCCACATGTACTGTTCCGCCGTGTCCTTGTACTCCTTCAGGGCTTTCAGGGAGTCATCCAGAAGTGCCTGATTCTGTCTCTCCGACTCCTCCCGTGCCAGCCTCTCCCGTTCATCGTAAAGGGCCTGATATTTGGCAAGGTCCGCATCACTCATCTGCCCGAGACTGTAGATATTGGCGCTCTGATCCGCGCCCATCTCCCTGAGCTCGTCAATAAGCTCCTGTGACAGGATTCCGCGCTGTTCAAGCGCCTGCATCTGTTCGCTGTAAAATGCAAGCCCGGCGACCTGCTGTTCAAGGTTCTTCAGGAGGACATCGCCCGTCTTACCCTCGGAGTCCCATTCTTCGAACAGACGGAAATCTGAGAGAATGTCTTTCTGCCTGTCGGCGACCGCGTCGTAGTACTCATCGGCCCTGTCTTTCACTTTGTCGTAGTAATCGGATACAATCTCGTCCCGCTCGTCCAGGTATTTTTCGAACAGTGAATTTGCATATTCCTGCCGTTCTATGGCGTGCTCAAGCTCCGTCTGCTGTGCTTTCTGCTCTTCCTGTACGGACTCCCTCTGAGCCTCTGCAAGCGCCTTCAGGCTCTTTGTATAACTGCTCGTCCCGTATGTCAGGGCGGTCAGTTTCACCCGCATGTCGACCATATCCCGCGCGGATACATCCGTCAGCTCCGCAAGGTCCGAAATATACTCCGTGGCTCTCTCGTAGACCCTGCCCATGTAGTCGTCGTATGACTCTTCCGCCTCCTGAATGACTCCGAAGTTCTTCGTATACTGTTTGCCCCAGTCCTCCACGGACATGCCCGTCATTTTCCTGACCCATTCCGCGGAAAACATGCCGTTCATGCCGACGCCTTCAAGTGTCATCCAGCGTCCTGTGCCTGCCGTGAATGACAGGGACTTCGTCATCTGCTCCTGAAGGAGTCTGTAAGCCTCCGTGCCTTTGTCAACCTGACGCGCGACCTGTTCCCAGTACCACTGTTCTTCGTTCAGGGACAGGAAGCGTTCGCTTCTGTAATCGTCCAGCCATGACGAAGCGGATTTCAGGGTTTTAAGCGCCATATCGGACGCCGCGCGCTCTGCCAGCGGTGTTCCCTGTTCGATACCCCATGCAACACCCGCGGAAATCTGATAACCGACCTCATCGCGGAAAACGTGGGACGGTGACTTGATTACCGCTTTCGCCTTTGCCGACCGAATTGCACGGTTCACCATTTCGGCAGCGGTCGCCTCAATTAAGGGATACATCTCCCTCATACCGACTGCCATACCGCGCGCGGACTCTCTGCCGACCTGAATAAAACCGGAGGTTCCTCTACTCTTGGCGCCCTCTTCTGCGGATCTGGCAAGTCCTGCTCCGGCGCCCTGCGCCTGCGCGCGCCCGGAAGAGACACCCGTCGCATACGCGCTTCCGGCTCCAGAACCGGCTGATATATAAGCGCCCGCTTTTGCTCTCGCGCCCTGTGCGCCTGCCTGTGCCAGCGTGCCTCCGGCGGTGTCTACAGTGGATTTTTTGCTTTTAAGTCCGGTAGAATAAGACCCGCCCGCATCGGAACCGGCTGTCTTGAACTTTTCCTTTGCGTCCTCAAGGGCTTTCAGCGCGCCGTCTACTATCATCTGCGCTTTCGATTTTACCGCCGGCGCTTTCGATCCGAGTCCGTCCGCTGCGTTCTGCCCCATGGAAACGGAGTAATTGTAGAAAGCGTTTTCATATGACGCATATCCGGCGACCGTCTGTCTTCCGAGTTCCGCGCCTGCGTTCTTCGCTTCCTCTCCGGCGGAGGAGGTTCCCTCTTCAACTCCGGAACCGACCTTTTCCGTTGCCGTTTTCGCTGCCTGCTCGAATGCGTCGGACCCTGAGAGGTATGAAGCAAGGGACTGAACCGCGCCTGTAATGTCTCCTGCGGAAATCTGTTCCGAAATCGCTTTCGGAATTTCGATTCCTTCCTGCGTCGCAATTTCCTTCAGTCCGTCAAGCGTCCCTTTGGCTGCGCTGTTCAGCTGTTTAATTGCGGAATCGACCGTCGTTTCTCCGGACTTCAGGCCGTCTGCCAGTCCGTTCGGGATTTTAATGCCCGCCTTCTGTGCTTCCGATATAGCCTTGTCAAGCTCCGGAGTCATCTCCTTAACGGAGTCACGGAGTCCCTGCCACTCAACGGGCGTGCTTCCGAGCTCTCCCATTGCCAGCTGGTACGCCGTTACCGCGCCCGCGCCGACCTCCGCGATTCCCTCCGAAAGGTCCATGTTTTCGAGAATGAGATCGCGCATTTCGGACATAAGCTCCGGCGCGTTGTCCTGACTCATGGTAACGAACATGTGATGCCATGTGTTGGCAGCGTCCGTTCCCATGCTCTGCAGATTTGTAATCAGTTCCGGCCCGAGGACGTCCCCGTATGCGTCAATGACCGCCTGGGACTCCTCCTGCATCTGCTTCATGCCCTCGTTCTGACTGCGGAGGTTGTCAATCATCTCTTCAACGGTCGAGTCGTCTCCCCCGTTGAACTTCTCGTAAAGATTGATCTGTGCGGAATCTTTTATGCTGTTGTATGTGTCGAAATAGGCGTTCCTGATGTCCGTAAGGGCGTTAGTGCGGGCGTCCGCGTTTGCCTGTGCTTCCTCGGCTGCCTTCTTCTCCGCTTCCGCCGTCGCTTTTGCCTGGTCCTCTGCTTCCTGCCCCGCTTCGGCGGTGTCGTTCAGGGCGTCCGCGTTTTCCTTTGTGGCGTCCGTATTTGCGCCAATCGCCTTTGTTTCCTTATCATAAGACAAGGCCCCGGACTCAAGCATCGCTGCCTGTTCCCGGAGAGACGCTGCGGAAGCCCTGTCTCCCTGTTCCTCCGCCTGTTTTGCCTGTACCCTGAGTCTCCTGGCTTTGCCGTATGCCTCTTCGGATACTACTACCCCCTGAACGGCTTCACCGTACTTCTGAGCTCCTTCGGCGGCCTTCTCAAAATTGTTGTATGATATCGCCTCCTGGAACTGTTTCTCGCTTATGATACCGTTTTCAAGAGCCAGTGCCAGTTTGTCCGCTGCGTCCGCGCGGATCTTTGTCCCGTCCGCTCCATTCTTATCCGCTTCTACCGACTCCTGAAGGGACTTTGCGTAATCCCCGAGCGCTTCCGATGCGGTCATTGTCATACCCGCCAGACTTTCGTACGCGGTTCTGGCCTGTTCTACATACTCCGCCGCCTCTGCCTGTGCGTCGTTTGCCGTCTTGACGTCTGCCTCTGTGGACTTTATCTCCTGCCGGTATTTCTCAATTTCCCCGGCGTCCACGCCGTACGCCATTCCTATTGCCGTCAGTTTTGCAAGATTCGCATCCATGACTCCGAGCGACTCGAATTCCTCATCACTCAGATTTCCGAATGACTCCCGGAGGGCTTTCACGGCTTCGTCATGGGCGCTCTGTGCTTTGGCTGCCTCGAGCGCTGCTTCCGCCTCTGCCTCGTATGCTTTCGAAAAAGTATCCTTATACGCATTCAGCCGTATCTGCTTTTCCGTGGAATCGAGAAGTTTGTCAAGGGCGTCCGTTGTAAGATTAATCGAACTGGTTTCTTCGTCATACGCATCACGGAGCCCGGGGATTGAATCGCCCAGAGCATCGACGGCTGCCTTAAGCTGGTATTTCTCGAATTCGGACAGCTCCTCGTCCTTAGTCGCTTTCTCAAGGACGCCCCTGTATGCCTCAATTTCGGCAATATCGGCTGTTGCGGATATCTCAATGTCGCCCAGACTCTCGATTTTCTCCCGCGTCTCCGATATCTCCCCCTGAACGGCTTCAAGGAAAGATTCAAGTTCCGATTTCGGAGGGGGTGTCAGCGCTTCTGTAATTGATCCCATCACATCTGTTGCCACATCTGTGATGTCCGTAAGGGGTTTTGATATCCTGTCGTATATCGCGATTCCCAGACCCTCGGCAGCGCTTTTAAACTCAGTCACGGATCCCTGAAGGTTGTCCTGCATGGTGCTGGCCATATTGGCTGCTGCGCCGTCCGCGTTTTCAAGCTCGTCTTTGTATCCGCGGATTTTATCCATACCCTCGTTCAGTATGGTATTGACGCCCTTCAGGGATGTCCTGTTGAATATCGCCGCCTCCGCAGATGCCTTCTGTTCGTCCGTCATGCCGGAAGTGGCTTTTTCCACATCGGCCAGAATGTCGATAAGATCGCGGAAATTGCCCTGCGAGTCCGTCACGGCGACATTCGTGTCACCGATTGCGATTTTTCCGTCTTCCATTTTCTGGACAATCTGGCTCATGACGCCGTTCAACGCGGTGCCTGCTTCAGATCCCTTCAGGCCCTGGTTGGCCATGGCTTCCAGAATGGCGGTTGTCGTTTCAAGGCTCTGCCCCATCGAATGTGCCTGCGCTGCGGAATTCCCGAATGCCTCCCCGAGAAGGGCAACCGTGGTATTCGAATTAGCCTGCGCGTATGCCATCTCGTCCGCCATCTGCCCGGCATATGACGCTTCAAGCCCGAACGCGGAGAGGTAATCCGTGACCATGTCGGACGCCTCGCCCAGCTCCATTTCGGAGGCAGCGGCGAGATTTACGACGCCGTCAATTGACGACAGCATGGTTTGCGCGTCCCATCCTGCCAGCGACATGTATTTAAAGCCGTCCGCCACTTCCTTCGCGGAGAACTTCGTACTGGATCCCAGTGCCCGGGCTTTGGCTTCCATCGCGTCAAGGTCCGCTCCGGATGCTCCGGATATGGCCTTTACCTCGGACATCGATTTCTCAAACGAAGACCCGACCTCTACCATCGCCTTTGCTGCGTCTTTGGCGACATCCGCCACTTTACTCAGGCCGGCGGAAATGAGGTTGCCCGCGGCAACGGCCGCGGCGCCTTTAAGCGATTCTCCAAAGCTCCCCGTGTTTTTGGACGCGTCGTCAAGGACGTTCCCGAATTCATCGATTGACTTCGCCGTTCCGTCCGCGCTCCGTTTCGCCTCGTCGAGATACTTGCCGTTCTGCTCCAGCTCTTTGGATGTCGCGTTCAGGCGGTTTTCGTTCTGTGCGAGGGTTTTGTTCCAATCAGCCAGCTTTCCGCGGGCCTCGGTTTCCTTACGCCCCTGGTCACGGACGGCCTCTGAGAGATTCTCAACCTCTTTGCACTGCGCCTTATATGCGTCGGAGGAGTCATCCCCCGACAGTCGCATCTTTTTTTCTGCCTTAATAGCGTCATCAAGCGCTTTCTGGAGGTCTTTGAGCTTTTCGGCCTCCTCGTCTGCGAGCTTTTTGGCCGCCTCCTTTGCGGACGTGGCCGATTCGACAGCCTGTTTATACCTGGTCTGTATATCGGCGAGTTTGTCCTGCTTTTTCTGCAGGGCTTCCATAGAATTGGCGTTTTCCTTATACTCTTCGGAGAGGCCCTTCATCTCCGTTTTCAGGGCGTTCGCCGCCTTATTGGCCGACTTAATCTGGGCAGTAAACTCCCGCTCTCCGTCAAGTGCAAGCACGAAACCGACTTTCGTAGATGCCATGATTTTTGCCTCCTTTCGATCATAGACTCAGACAGGCACGCCCGAACCCAGCCGTTATTTTTCGGGTACCTGACGGCCACATCTAATATCAGGCTCAACCCCGCCAGGGATGTTCCGCGCCTGCGGGCCTGCTTCTCTGAGCCCGGGCGTGCCTCTCTCAGCCTGTGATCTTTTTTATTCACGGGAAACCCGGAGGAGTGAACCCCGTGAAGTGTTCACCCCGCCCGGAAGTGCTCCGCTTACGGGAGCATGTCGATCGCATATTCGTCGCCCTCTTTACGGACGCCCGAAACGATTAAAAACTGGTTGTAGATCTTGAAAAATTTCCTCGGCGTCATCCGCATGATGCTCTCCTCTGTCAGTCCCATTTTTCCGGTTCCGATGTAGATAAGGCGGGCAACGTTCAATCTTTCCGCTTCCCGCCCTTCAAGTTTTTTCCGTCATCGTCCCCCAGATCTTCTTTGTCAGGCATGGAAATGCCATACGCTTCCAGAATCGCCTGTGTCACCGCCAGCATGTTTTCCAGCGTGACGAGATACCCCGCATCCTGCGGTGATATGCGCGTCTTGTCTCCATTCCGTCCGTTTTCATCGTTTACCAGTGCGGAAACGATATCACGAATCGCCTGTCTGTTTTTCTTCTCGTCCGTGAGATTGATAATATTTTCACGAAGTGTTACCCCCGTGGAATCTTCGATTTCGTCAATGGCGTTCAATGAGAAAATGAATCTGTATTCTTTCCCGTCCGCCAATGTGCAGGGGATACCCTGCGGATTTAATGCACTCATAGATGTGGCCTCCTTCTTATAAAAAACGCCCCGGTGGCGGCAGGCGCCGCCGCGGGGCTTTGCGTGTTACTGTCTCACTCCGTCAGACTCGATCACTGGATACCGAACAGGGTGTTCAGGTAGGTCTTCGCTGC